AAGTACTTATCTAAGAACTTATTTCCTACATCTCGTGTTGCATCTCTTTCATCTTTTTCTTGACTGTATTTATTTTTAACTGCTTCAAGATTGATATTTCCTTCTGATTGAGCTTTGCTCTTTTGTAACTCTCGTTCTTGCGTAACACCTGACTCCTGTTCAATAAAGTCCAGTGCTTGCTGACTAACCTGTCCACTTAGTGCAGCGGCTTTGGCCTGTTCAGTGCCAATTTTGACTTGATCCAATTGACCTTCTGCTTGGTTTTCAAAGATCTGAGAATCCAGCAATTCAATCTCTTTTTGTAACTTTTGCAGTTGTAGCATCTGCAATTGCTCCTGCATTGGATCTGGCTCTGGTTTGTAATTACGAACCATTTCAGCCAAGTGAGGCATTTTCTGTAAATCGTAGAGTTCAGCTTCAATGAGTTGAACAATGCCTGGATCTTTATTAGGTCCATTGGTTTGCATCATGAAAGATAGCTTTTCAATTTTGGCGTTATCTTCTTCAACTGTTGAGATAGAAAGTTTCATATCAAAATTACCGGCTAGTTCATCACGGCTAATCTTTATGAATTTCTCATTGGTTACTCGTACCACTTCCTCATCTAACAAGAATGAGCCGTTCATCGAAATGATCTTTCTACCAATTTCAGTAAACCCGTATGCAAAGCGTCGTAGCAAACCAAGCTCTCTCTGAGAAGCTGAGTCCATTGCTCCTCTTGCTCCGGTAGCTGTGGTACCTAAAGAATCTCCATTGATGCCTTGTGCAAATGCTTTAACGCCTGTGAGAGACTCTGCATCAAAGTTTTGCTGCTGTAGTAGCCATTGACCTGTGCTTGATAGCTCTGGCCATTGATGTTGATGAATCCCTTGACGAGGATCTACATTCATATTGAATTCGTAGTTCTCTCCCCGTTCATACTTACGCTTATTAGTGACATCCAACATGTCACGACGCATACCTGTCTGACCGTTAGCTGATCGACCAATTACGTCAATAATTCCTCTGGTTACTGCGCCCATAATTCTTTGCTGATCTTCAAGCAATGCACCATCCGGCTCACCGTACAAGGATTTTCGTACCGGCAAATAGGGAATTATCACAAACGGTAATTCTTGATCTGGGTAAGGGTTTTCATCTACTTGGATTAAGACATTCCCAACCCATGAAGCTACAAACGAAGTTAAGGTTCCATCCCCTTCTAAATCTCGGTAGCCCCAATACTCATAAACAATAAATTGCTTACGAGCATCATCTTTAAAAGTAATTGAGTCATCTGTAGTTTCAGAACTATGATCAGGATCATTTGCAACGCTATTGTTCTCTAGCTGGATCTTGTCAAGATTTTGATAAATCCCTTTAGAATTTAACTCACCTTTACTGGATTCATAGCTATAGATAATGAATTTGATCTTAGATTGATCCCCATTAGAAGTAGGATCAATATAGACATTTTTGTAGCTACATACGTCTACTGTTGGATGGTTTTTTAGTACTTCAACATCATCAATTTCTTCTTGACCTGTTACTGTCGGTTCAAAAACCTCTCCAGTTTCTTCAAATGCAATAACGGCTTGCTGCACTTCATAAGGAACCTGATCGTTATAGGCACGAGGGTTTTGTTCCCGTAGTGCTAGCACTTCCATTAAAACCTGCTCAAACTCAGGGTTTAGCGTTAGGCTGTACGTAGGTATGGTTTTCTGTATGGGCTTATCTTGGTACTCCCAACCTAATCGGCAAATCGTAGTACCTTCATCGACCCCTGTACGGATCATTTCATCTACTAAAGACGACTTGTTTATTTTGTTATTAAATTGGTAGTTAAGAATTAGCTTGTTTTGATCTGCTGCTGGCTTATCTTCAAAGGTTCTTCCCATCACATCAAACAGCTTTTCTGTTGATAGAAAGGGTTCTGACAGTGCAGCGTATCGCCATTCAGCCTGCTTGCGTATTAGCTTTGGCTGTACGTTAGAACGACCTTTGATCTTCTGGGGTTTTGCTTTACCCGTAACATTTAAGTTCTCTAACCACTGATCAACGTCTGCAACATGAGTATCATGACTGGATCGAGCGGTTTCTAAGTCTGCCTTTAAATCGTCAAGCGTAGGTTTGTTCTTCCAAGATACTTCAATGCTCCCGTAGTCATTCACTCCAAATATTGGAATCACTTTAGGTTCAGTATTTATTTCCATCAATATCTCTTGTTTAACTGTGCCCTATTCATTAGGGGTAATTTTAATTTACATTTACTGAGAAAACGCAAAACCATGTTTATCGATCATTCAAAATATCAACTTAAATGGCAGTCAATTAATCAAGGCGCACTCATGCCTCACAGGGCTACAGAAGATGCTATTGGCTTTGATGTTTATGCTCCCTCAGACGGTGTAATTCCTAACGATTCCTCTGTCGTTAAGATCGGTCTTGGGTTCAAGGCAGCACTGCCTAAAGGCTTTGGTGGCTTCCTTATTCCACGCTCTGGCTTAGCTACAAAATCTGGCGTTATCCTTGCCAATATTGTGGGGTTAATTGATCCTGATTATCGAGGTGAATGGATACTGGCTGTCACCTGTCATGGAGATGATTATGTGTACTACAAAGCAGGCGATAGGCTTGCCCAATTCGCCATACTTCCTGCACTACTGTGTGAGGTTCGTCGAGTACAGGATCTAGATGCCACTTCACGGGGTGAGGGCGGATTTGGCTCAACGGATGGCATAGAGACTATGGGACTTCTAACAAAGTAGTTAGCACCATCCATCCCTTTCAAAAGGCGTTACCAGATCTGCGTTGTCATATTGAAGGTTTTGTTGCTCTAATCTTGCACACTCCCCTTCGTACTTGGCGTAGTAGCTGTTTCCTGCGTGAAACTCATTAGCCATACCAATGGGATTCATATAGCGTGAGGTGATGTAGTAAAGCAATGCAGTCATATAAGCGTCTGGAAGGTATAGCTCTACAAGTTCTGGACTGTATGTACCTAATGAGCAATCAATCTTTGGATGGTTTGCCAGATAAATTAGCTTAAGCTCTGTGATTACCGGATCTCGGTAATCTAGCGTTGTTATGACCTCTGGCACATACAGGTGTTTTTCTGATCTGGAGAATACAGAGCAAGAATCGTTTGCCCAGTTCAGTCTTATTGGATTTAGTAGATCATCTTTAACCTCTACGATCTTTAGAAGGTTGTCTTCGTAGGGAAATATCGGGTCATCTGTCAGGTATTTAACCGCCTCTGTAGAGTCCGTATTAGACGCAATAAAATCCTTGGTAATCATGTAATCCGTGGTGTCTGGCTGTAACGTCAACGTCATTTGCCCTTGCAGTAACCTAAATCGACGGTACAGATCAGTAAGTCCCAGTTGTACATGAGAGATGATCTGCTCTCGATCTATCTCCAATATTCCAGTTCTTTCGTCCAGCCCACCTATAAACACTTTAGATAGCTCACCGTAGGTAAGCTGGGTAAATACGTCATTCAAATTCATAAAATAGCTTCCCTAAACAATGTAATTACTAAGCACTGAAGGACGATCATCTTCAGGGTCCATAGCCCAGTACTTATCGTCTTCGTTATAAGTAATTGGGGATTCCTCACTAGGCTTCCACGGAGTTAAACTTGCCAGCATAGATATGGTATCGATAAAATCATCATGTTTAGATTTAAAGCCACCTTGAGAGGCTAGCCGTAGTTCCAGCATCCCTTCGACCATGCACTCATGATCCTTGTCATCTTCAGGAAAAAACATCTGTTTAGCTTTCATTACTGGCACCATGACATTGAAGCGAGAAAGCTTCTTGGTATTGGGCCTTATGCCAGGATTGTTGCTATTTCTATCCGATGCCAGGGCAAAGTAGATGTTGCGTCTGACCATTTCATTAGTCATCCAACTGGTAAACGCCCCTTGTTGTCCTGATACTTCAACACCTACCTGTTCTGGCTTATACCGTTGAGCAAACTCAAACAGGTAATCCATGTTTTTATCCATCGTCACCCGCTTACATATGCCATCTACCCAAAACCATTGACCAACGTTGTTGTAAGCCCAGACTGAAATCACACTAAAATCAGCTTTCTGATTCTCACTGGTTGCAAAATCGGTAGTGATATACCAATTGAATTGGTTTTTACGTAGTAGTAAATCTCCTTTTTTGTACCAACAAATATCCGAATCTCGGATTAATCGATCATCTTCAGACATGATTCTCAGCATTAATTCTTGGTCAAAAGTATCCAGTTTTCCTAACATATTGGCAGTCTTGTACTGCCCTAGAACATACGCATAGTCAAATCTGTCCGGCCAAGAGCTTCTAAACTCTTTTTCAGAACATGGAAAGTTCTCACACACAGGGAATACATTGACAGCCCATGCTCCTGATTCAACGGCCTTGTACAGTGGATCACGCGCATTAAAGGGCGTACCAGACCATACAATCATGTGTTGACGTGGATGTAAGGCGTAGGTCACTGCCTTGTAAATAGTGTCTTCTATGGCAGCTATAACAGTAGGGGATCGCGCATCTTCATCAGAAACCAGATCATCCAGTATGGCTAGTTGAGGTCTTGTGCCTAGCTCTTTAGCTCCACGGACCCCAGTTTTCGCACCGTATCCCTTGACGATCAATTTTTGTCCATCAAAGTTCTTAAACTCCCAACGGGCATCTGTAAATCTGATTGCAGGGATATATTGCTTTAAGAACTCTGATTCTTCATAACGATGTTCTAAGTTCTTTCTCATGTTCTTGATGCCATTATCAATGGAATCTGATACGTAGAGAACTAGGCTGACATCTCCAAAATTAGGAAGATGACAGAACACTGCCAAGTACAGAATTAGGTACTCACCCATCAAAGTGGTCTTTGCTATGCCTCTGTGACAAAGATTGGCAATATGAGTGCCTCCTTCTGACAGGGTATCCAGCATCTTGTAGTGGACAAGAGGTGTTCTGTTTTCCTCTCCATCAGCCC